GCCAGGCTTAAAATTAACCTTACCTTGCTCAAAATAGATGGAATTATCCGTTCCACTAACATCTATAGTGAAGCGCCCCTCTGACCAATTGTCAGTAGCATTACCAACTACCCCAGCAAAGACATGGGTGCCCTGTTGTTCTGTCACAAATTGTGTACGCAATAAACTCCACAAAAAATTAGGGAAATCGGCACCTACATAAGTTGCCTTCTCCAACTGTAAAGGGATACTGCCAGATGGCCTAAAGATATTATCAAAACTATTTGCAAAATCTGTAACCGTATTATTAATATTCTGTAGAATGCCTGCACCCGATAACATATTGTTAAGGCCAGAAAGTAATTTATTATCAAAGCGACTTTTAGAAGAAATATAAATGTGCACTACGTCCATGGGCTGGATAATCACTTGACCAGAGTAATTAAAGCGCATCCTTCTCCTGGCATCCTGCATAGCCAGATCCTTAAAGCTATTAGTAGTGCTATTCTTGAGAGTTGCCTGCGTACTAGATTGAAGTTGTAATTGAGCATAAATGGCAGAAATAAGTGTTTGAAATGCAGTTAATTCGCCAGCAGATAGTCCGTTGAAACCTAGAACTGCACCACCCTGCAAATATTCTGGAGATACATTAACACTACCAGCCGACCCACCCAAACCAGCAAATCCATTAAGACCACTACCGTTATAATCAAACAGTAATTGCTGGCCAGTGGCATTAACAATTGCCTCTACAGTAGAAGGGGCATTTATCAAAGTGATCGGCTTAGTGCTAATAGTTAACAGACTAGCCCCACGAGCGCTTCTTAATTGATTAAATTGTGATTGGGCAGACTGAATTACATTGTTAGCAGCTTGAGAACCAAATTGAAAAAGTTTACTATTATAAAATAAATTAGTGGCATCACTTAAGGCTATTTCAATATCATAATCGGTAATTAGCATAGATTCATAAGGATCGGAAATACTAAAATTAAAATGACCACCTGTGCTCAAATCTACGGTGTTAGAAGTAGTGAGACTAGTGAAATTAGTAATTTCAATTACCCCAGTACCGGCACCCAAAGTTGACTGGAATAAATCCATGTTATCCGTAATCCAAGTAGTATATGGTGCGCTTCTATTGAAAGCATACACTTTTCTTAACTTATCAATCACCGAAGTAAAACTACTAATCTGGTTAGTACTATAGGAGTTAGAATCTGGAATAGAGCCAAATAAACCTGAACTAGTAGGCACTTGAGAGGTGGGTCCGGCATAGTTAAGCTGATCCGTTAGCGTCATTATTAATGGTAATAATTGTTCATTAACATTGCCCACGGCAGCCGTAATCTTGGCAATTTTAGATAACCTTTCCAAAGCAGCTATTTGATTGCATTTGTTCTGAAAAAGAAAACGACTAGCTTTATAGAATAATTTCTCACTATTATCCATAAAATCTGGTCTATAATTATCTCCAACGGAAGAGAACATTCTCTTCTTAACCAAAATGGTAGCATTGGGCTCCTGCATGAGGATCTCAAATTGCTTAGGAGTAGTGGTGTATGGGTCATTACGCAAATACCCCTCTTCCACATATTTACGCTCCGTGGTCCTATTGATATTTTGAGAAATATCACCAAGACTGGAATATTTATTATTGGAACCATCAATAACAGAGTTCATACCATAAGCCGAATTATTATCCAGCGGATATTGACTTGATATTTGATCTGCTAATTGTCCCAAAAAACTCATAACTTATTCCTTTTACTGACCTATAAGATTACCGCTAAAAGAGTTAGGCGTATTGTATTCACTATAACCAGTGTTGGCGGCATGTGTCCAAGGAAAATAGTTAGTTCTATATCCTTGACGTTGTGTTGCCATAAAGATTATTGTGTAGTTAATTAAAAAGTCGGTTGCACTTTCGGTAAAAGTCATGCTTTCAAAGTATCCAGTATATATCCAGCCGTTATAATACATTTGCACTGTAAAAGCTAATTGAGCCAGCGAAGGAATATTTCTAGCCGACATAGTATTGTTAGGAGAATCCATCCCTAAAATGCCGCCTAACAAACCAGCTCCGGGAGCGGAGGCAGTGGGACCTACTTGGGTATTGGGTGGCGTTAAGCTATTGGTAAATTGACCTAGGTTACCACCTACGTTGTTAACTAGATTTTGAGTGACATCGGCAAAAGCATTATTACCAGCCAAGGTTAAGCCTACCGCATCAAAAGCATATTGTTCGGCACGATATATTTCCTCTAACATATTGAGACCTTCAATGCCGGCGCTACCAGTAGTGCCAGTAATAGTGATAGTGGTCAAATCCTCGCCCCAATATTGCAAAGTGAAACCTCCTTTGGTTCTATCTTTGGTGATTAACTTTTTATTAGCATAACTAATGTTTTGTGGGTTAATAAACATCTGAGCTACCCCAAACTGTGGCACGAACCAAGAAATGATATTACGCTGTAAAACTGCATCTGCCGTATTAGGAACAAAGCTATAAGGTAAGCCATTACCAATACTTTGTACTGTGCTAGAAAGGTTATTGGTAATTGGGGTAGCTGCATTCACATCATTTTGAGCTAAGTTGGTATTGTTGATAAGGTCGCTATAAGAAAAGGGCATGATCTACTCGTTTATTGTTGTGATTGTCCGGCGGGGGCAGTATAGGCTTTAAACTGATTGCTTGCATCGTGGGGCTTACCACAGTGAGGACAATCGATAGTTATCTTACCGACGATATGAAGTGTATTAGCATTAGCAGCACCAGGAGCATGATAAGGAGTTAAAGTGGGTGCGCCGGTACCAGGTGTATGAGCAGGAGAAGTATAGGGTTTTAGTTGAGATCTGGCGGAAGTATCTTTGGCTTGGGCAAAGGTTTTCTGTAATGCTTGATAACCTTTAAGTTCTGCCGCTGCCTGCTCTTGTGCTTGAGGATTGCCCTGTAAATCTTTAACACTATTTTTTCTGTCTTGAACCATCTCGTTTAATACTTCTTGTTCTTTTTTCATTTTTTCATTATCGCCAGAAAACATAACGCTAGTCATTTCGGTAAAAGCCGATTTTAACCATGGGGGGACAGCCCCACCAACAGAGGTTAGATCTCTATGGGCAGCAGTTGCTGCGTCACGACCGCCCGAAGGTCTCAAACCATTTTTCATTTGTTCTGCTGTTTCATCTGTCTGTATGCCACCAGCTTCTCTAGCTGCACTTCTATCTTCATTAAGAGCATTTTTAAGTTGAGCCTGCATCTGTTGAGTAAAATGCTCTCTATCAGTCTGAGCTAACTGTGGGCGCTGAGTGGCAGCAGTATATCCGCCCATAATATGAGAGGCTCCTCGGCTAATAATGCTTCTAATGTCTTCTACCGTATTCATAATAGTAGTGGTGATGCCAATAGTTTTAGATTCTATATCTGCTCCCTTTTTAGCGTAATCTTGTATAGGATGATCACTTAAGGCGGCGGCAATAGCACCAGGATTGCCATCTGCTTTATTTTTCATAGCTTCCAATAATCTATTAGCGGTGGCTGTATCTTTAGCCATAGGTATTAAGCTTTGTAGCATTTGAGTTTGCTTATAGTTTTGGGCGGCGGCGGCTTGGCTGGTGGCGGCTTCTTGTACAGTAACAATTTTACCAAACTGTTGTTGCAAAGTTTTCATGGCATCTTCTACCGCAGCACCAGGATCCTTCTGTAGTTTAAGGGTCTCTTGTGCAGCACCTTGTAATCCGCCAGCTCCACCCGTCTGTTGAGAAATGAAAGATAATTGCCCAGTAGAAAGTTTGGCTGTTCGATTGGCTAAATCTCCAGCTACTGCTACTGCCTGAGTAGCACTTAACCCAGTAGATTCTAAAGCTGCGCCATATTCATTGAGAGTTTTAGCTAAACTTTCTGTTGAAGAAGCTGCGCCCTTTTGCCCAGTAACGAACATCTGGAAAGCATCAGCCGAACCACGTAAAGCCTTTTCTACATCTTCGATAGGAGCATGAAGTTTAGTAGAAACATCTGCCATACGTACAGAAAAGAGTAGTGCTTTTTCTCCTTGTAGGTTATAGTCTTTAAAAGCTACACTCATGTTTTCCATTGTTTCAGACATACTCATACCAGCACCAGTAGCAGCTTGAATAGTAGCAGTTAACATACTGGTACCATCGGCAGTTTGTTTGAGACCCCCTGGGATCAGGCCCAATTGGTTATACCATTTCTCCATTTGATCGCCATATATACCGGTAGCATGGGAACTTAAGTTAGTCATATCAGTTTGTTTTTCTAAATAGGTATCCATGTTTTGGAGATGATCGCCAGCCTCAGCAAACAAGTTGCCCAACTCACCAGTACGAGCTGCCATTTGCACAGAAGCAGTTTGAGCACGAGCCATATTATCAGAATAGGCAGCCATATTGGTGGCTAAGTCAAGAACACCCTTTGCACCATCTTGTTTGGCTTTATTAATCTGAGCTTCAGTAGCTCCCATATTTCTTAGTTTTGGGATCAGATCTTCAATAACTTTACCAGCGTCAGCAGCGGCGGTGCCACCGGAAAAAAGGGCCTCCTTAATATTATTCATTTGACTGGTTAAAGTAGATAGGCCACTATAATCTACGCCTGCGAATCCGGCAAAAGCTTCTCTGGCTTTGATAAAGGCGCCACCAAGTTTAGCAATTGTATCTGTCTGCGCATCTGTTAAATCTGTTAAATTACTTAAACTAACGCCAGCATTAGAGGCCACGTCCTCTATTTTATGAAGACCTTCCGCACACGAACTCATAAATTGTTCCCAACTACCAAGTGCTTGTTGATTATTGGTAATTTGTGTGGTTAATTCGCCTAACCCTTTTGTAAGAGCCGCTGCCTGCTCAGCAGTTTGAGGTGTATTGGGAGTATCAGCCATTGATTATCTCATTTGGAGGGTTGTAAGGTAAGTTTTTTCTTTCTCTTTTTCTTAAGTGTAGCATTTTGGGAGCTGAGTGCTTGAAGACTAGCATCTCTAACCATTTTGCTGGACTCCTCAAACTCTTCATCGGTAGACATGTGTACATCCCCGGAACCCATCAATTTCTTCACTTCTTCTGGGTGATCAAAGGAGGCTAATAGATATGCGTGATTTTTAGCTAGTTCGCCATCATCAATTTGGTCGCCCACCCAGTGATGAAACATCCAAATTTTCTGAACCGGGTCCATATCGGTAATACGAGGATCATCGGGTGTGGTGTGAAAAACTTCTTTACATAGATACCACGTGAAACGATGTTCCGGTTCATGTATTATTTTTTTAGATCTTCTACTACCTCCTGAGCATCCGTTTCATTTTTGATAGCATATCTTTCTCTGGCTTCTTTCACCATTTCTAAATATTCATCATACAGCCTGCCCAGCAAATAATGATCCATTTCTCCAATAAAATCTAATTTAGCTTCTAGTTCATTAGATCCCACAAATTGATTAAAGTCCATACCGGCTACTTGTACTAAGGAGCGAGCTACCAATTGCGTTCTAATCTCAAAAGGAGACTCTACCGTGCCATCTTTAGCGGAAGCTTGGAGAACAGCCTCACGCAGCTCTTTATCTCTAAGTGTTTGCAATACATAAGTGTTATTTTCTATTTGTACAGTACGAGTACCGCGAGTCATACCAACTAACATTTCAATACGACGTCTAGCACCATCACTTAATCTTTCGTGCCCAGTTCTCTTGGCCTCGCGCGCGTCTCGAAACTCTTGCTCTAAAGCTAACTGTTCTTGAGATATGGTGGGCATTTGAGGGGGAGCACCATTCATGCGAGCTGCAAAGTCGCGCAATGCTGCCTCATCCATCGGTTGCTGATCGGGTGGTGGACGCCCCACCGAACGAGAATAACCAGTAGCATCTGGAATAACCGTTTCCCTTAAAGGTTGTCCCGTAAATTGTTTCTTTCCTATTGGACTATCATAACCAGCCATATTAACTCCATAAAAGCAAAAGCCTCTTACTGTATTATATAACCAGTAAAAGGCCTTCTTAGTCTATATTAGGGAGTATTAGACTAAATTAAATTAATTATGTCTATATCGTAGCTATTAGAATATTGCGGTGCCAGGAGGACTATAAGCAGCCGATCCGAGGTCGATCAATCCGGGCGAATCTAACGATCCACGACGACCATTAAGACCCGTATCAGTATTGCGTTCAATTTGGATATTACTAAAGGCCAAACCAATTTCGCCGCCTTGAGCCACAGGGGTATTAGATCCATTATTCAGGATAGAATAGATTGTTTCGGCTTCCCAACTCATTTTATCGGTAATAACCCAATCGTTGCTCGAATAAGTATATGCAATACTCTTAATCCAAACGTTCTTAATAGTAGTAGAGATTTGCAAGCCAACAGCTAGCTTTTGTTTGTCGAAAATAACAATATCAAAAGGATAGATTTGAGAAGCAACGTGAATAAAACCACGATCGAAAGCTTCTGCAATACGTAGTCGGTCGAATCTAACACGTGTACAATCACCAGTAATGTTAGTAGATTGGTTAGGAACAGAGTCGATGTGACCATCAGTACCCACTTCATCGATCATCTTGATGTTTCTCGATTCATTGATATCCATGGATTGAATAGCTCCTACTGGAACGGGTCCAGCTGGAGTCCTCACCGTAATGAGAATATTAGTCGAGATAGCGGTGGAGGTTTTATTCGCACCGTTAGGATAAGATAGCGTTGAATTTGTGTTGGGCGCGGTGGCCATATTGAAACTCCCTAGATAGTTAAAACTATATCACTATGTGTAATTATGCCTTATCTATTTAACCAGTAGAGCTAGCAAGATTTAGATTGCCAACATTAACGGTTATAAAGATCCAGTTTATAGGGAAAGCTGGACTAACCAATACACTCACGTTCCATTGACGAGGGTCTACAGTGTCCTGATAAACATTCAAGTTAGTATAAGCAGTTAGCAATCCTTGACCAACCAAAGAGTTAAGAGTTTCCACAGCTTCGGTATTAAGGGCGGCAGCCGTATTGACATCTTGCGGAGTACCAATAAAGCCCTTGAAGGCAGCTCTTAATGTCTTAGCTACTCTGTCTCGGATAAAGATAATAGAAACTTCTTGTTCTTCTGGGAAACCGCTTTGAGAAGTAGTGATGCCCCAAATAACTGTTCCGCCTCCAGCTACTGGTTGTAGAGTACAGACTCCGGCAGCAGCTAGTTGTTCCAAAGTAAGAGTAGAGAAAGTCTTATTACCGAGGATAGTGAAACCTGAAAATACCTTGTTGGTAATTGGGTTTTGTATGATTATATCCGCAGACTCATAGCCAGCGGCAGCGGCAGCGATGTAGAAGCCATCGATAAGGATATTACCACTGGATACGGCTACAATGATTTGGTCAGGATAGAAATAAACCACACGGTAAGTATCACCATAAGCAGCCGCTACGGAGTAATTAGCTAGGTCTTGTGGATTGGCCTGTAGAATCAAACTTGGGTTGGAACCTGGAATACCTTCTAGTGGTCCTAGGTCTTCTACTGCGGCTAATTGAGCACCAGTCAAGTTGGCTGGAGTCAAACCGTTGATTGCACCAATAAATAGCACACGTTCTTTTTTGTTAACAATGTTGCTCATAGCAATACAGTGGTTAACACAGTTTTGGAAAATAACGCTAATAGTTTGGTTTGGCAATGGAACTAGAATGTCGCATTCTACCGTTTCTAGAGCAGCTAGAGCATTGATCCATCCAGCATCGTAGAAAGTAGCATCACGGTTATCTACCAAACTGACACTGAGACCATAACCATTTGGCACTACATTGTGGTTGACAACGATATAGTTGCTTTCTAAAGCTGGATTGATAACCTCATAACGGAGATTATGTTCGGATACCACTGTAGTTTGTAGAGTTAAAGTATTAGTTATGGAGTCAAATCCAACAATATAGTAAAGACCATCATTTTTGGCAGATCCATTGATCTGAAGCTGGTATCCGTTGATATTGAGTTTGCTACTAAAAGGTGAGAAATCGACAGCCGTGCTAGTTAAGTTACCTAATCCAGCACCAGCAATAGTCAATACGCCGTCAGTACCACTGCCACCTGTTACAGGTAAGCCGTCCACTGGGTCAATCAACTCGAAAGTAGTTGGATTCTGGTTTGTGAAGTTAGCAAGAGGTACGGGTCCAGTTACATACAAGACGCCATTAACTACGTTAGTTACCGTATACGTATTGATGTTGGCAAAATTAACAGCATCAATGACTTTAAGTTCTAAACCAATGTAAGTATTGTCAAAAGTAACCGAAGAACTAAAGGCACCCTGGTTAGGTAGAGCTGAGTTGATTGGAGCTATATAGCCGTCATAACCGCTTACTACTGTCTCAAAACTTTGAATGACGGTATAAAAGTATGAAAAACCAGTAGGAGCTGGAGTATTACTCATGATAAATTGATCTTGAGTTGGATTACCGGCAGTGCCTAGGGTATAGTAAGTCTGTTTGTTAGGTAATAGTTGTGTTTCTACCTGAGTGCTGTTGTTGGTGACAAAGAAATAAATATCATCATCAAAAGCTGGTACCACTCCCACTGGCAATGGGAAGATAAAATCATCATCATTAGTGGAGGCAGCATTGACCGAAGGAGATAGATTGAAGAAAGTTCTACGTGGAAGTGGAGGGGCTGCCTGCACACAAATAAGGCTGGAA